CCTCTTGCTAACTGCCCTGCACGAGTCCAGCCAACTGCAGTTCCTGCACCGTTAGCCTTGCCATCTTCTTTAAACTTAATTGCTCTACGAGCAGCAGATCTTGCTCCTGCTGGTGGAGAGTATCCTTCAGCCTTTGATACAGAATCTGTTTCATATTCAACTGTGTCATCATCTTCAAATAGATCATCTGCCTTTGCAGCAGGTACACAATTAGGAACTGGCTTGCCATTATCTCCTGGCTTCATTCCACGCTGTACGTAACCATCCCAGCAAGGGGCTTGCTTAGAAATATCTTCTGGACAACATTCTGATTTACCAATTGATGCGTCGTACATTGCCATAGCAACTTCTTCCTCTTCTGGCTCTTGTGGTAGTGGATCGATTGGGATCATGAGAGCCATCATACAACCTGTATAAAGATTTGTTGCTTCCCAGAATCCACTCTCTTCTTGTTCAAATAATTGAATTAGAACTGCTGGATTTTCTGCAGTTGCCTCAAGAGAATATTCTCCTCCAGGAACACCAAGCATGCCTTCACGCATTACATGCACTACTTGACCAACATGCACCTCTTCATCAGATCCGTGTGCTGTCATGGCGAAATCGCCTTCTTTTAAGTTTGGCATTGCTTTACCTATGTTTCCTTCACTACGATTAATTGCATATATTTGTGCTGCTGCTTCTGCTCTTGTGTCATGACATCCCATAACCTCTCCACCCTCTTTTACTGCAGGGTATCCTGAGCAACCGTAACTTCCTTTAGCACCTACTTTATATGGCATACAACTATTATAGCATGCCGTTTAGCCTATTATGAGTTCTTATCCTGTGACAGTTGGCACAAACCACCTCACACTTTTCAATCTCTTTCTTTATGGCCTTCCACGAGAAGCCGTCGTGGATCATTCTGGACACATTGTATTTCTTATCTCTTATATGATCAAAATCAAGGATTATGTGGTTATTTGCTCCACAATCTACGCAGCCAGAATCCTCTTTTATCTTAGCAAGCATCTTCTTATACTGCTGCTTATTGTAATGGTCCAACTCTTTGTCAGTCATTGATATTATTATACCGTCAAATATTAGGTCCCACACAAGTAATTCACCTGACTTGCGCCACGGTCTCTATCTAATGGGTAACTAATCCATCACTAAGGTCCTGTGTGGGACAACTATATTGTAGCATAGGAAATGAGCAGTTTATAGACGACTGCTCAGGTCTATTAGCCACGAAGATTCGACTCCTGCCAACTCTCCACTCGTAGGAGCATCCGTTGTAAAACCTTTTAAAGTTTCATAGCGGAATGCTATATATTATACTATTGTTTTAATGAGCAGTTTTTTACAGTCATGCTCAGGACTATACCAGTTATTTAGTGTCGCTGTCCCCCCGACATTTAAATTATACTATAGAATTTCTATAGTTTTTGGCAGTTTGTCTTCTGGGATCTGCTTTTCAAGTTTGATATCTAAGATACCGTCCTTGAATTCAGCCCCAACAACCTCAACAAACTCAGGAAGGGTGAAGATATCAGTGAACTTGCGAGCAGCAATTCCCTTGTGTAGATACTCTGCACCCTCTGGTAACTCAGCATCCTGCTTCTCGCCCTTGATTGTAAGTTTGCGATTGTCTAGCGATACTGAGACATCATCCTTAGAAAAGCCAGCCAAAGCAAATGAAAGAATATACTCTTTGTCATTTAGTTTGATCTGATTATAAGGTGGATAGTTTGTTGTTGTTGTTACCTTCTGAAGATTTGAGAAGGTGTTGAAAAATGGATCATTAAAAAGATCCAGTGCTGTTTTTACCATGTTATTCCCCTTTCAAGCGAATAAGTTAGTTTGCCCCCCATATGGGCAGGCACAAATATTATAGCATAGAAAAGCAGGCCTGTCAAAAACAAGCCTGCCAATCTATAGTAAAATTACTTTACTTGCTGAGTTGTCTTTCCTCCGCCTGATGACTTCTTTGCTGGAGCCTTCTTTGCGGTCTTCTTAACAACCTTTGCAGACTTAACTGCTGCCTCTACTTCTTCAACATCTGGCAAACGGCCAAACGCTGTATCATTTGGATTGACTGCTCTTAGTGCAACTGGCACGATAGCACCAAGTAGTGCATATGCAAGTGTCTTTGGATCAGTAACTCCTGAAGCATAAAGTGCTACAGCAGCACCAAGGACTGATCGTCCGTAAGATGCTAGTACTGCATTAATCTGTGACTTCTTTTCATTGTGATGTGTCATTTTATTTCTCCTTATATTTTGTTACTTCACTATAGTGTAAATCACACAGGTCAACAATTCTGCTTTCAGAATTTGCCCACACGAGTGTACTTTCTTCCTGGCACAACTCCTCTTCGCATATGAACATGCTTAGATTTTTAATTGATTTTAGAACGATCATAACTCTATTCTATCACAAATAACCGACTATAACTCATTCATATTAAATGAGCGTATAAAACCGACTATGTGACGCTCAAGGTCTTGTCCCCCAGATGGAAAGATTGCCTCATCTATGCCTGCATCCTCTAGTTGAATAATAATATTTTTTATTTCCTGATAGTCCTTTAGAGATCCATCCTTAGTGTTTGCATGCACCACTACCATCACTCTTTTATCAGAAAGATCAAACTTGTTTGACTGAAAATGGCTTTGATCAATTATTATTTTGCTATTATATTTTTTAGCAAGTTCAAATGTAAACTCATTAGTAACTGAAACATAATAATCTGGAATTTTTCTATCCAAACTTTCTAACATCTCAACATAATCTATTAAATATTGAGACCTTTCTTGAGATTGTGAAAAATCATTTATGCTTCCTAGTATCCCTCCAGCATCCTGCTCATTCTCTTTTATCCAACCAGTGATAAAGTTTATCTGAATTGGATTGCCCTTTGTATAAAACTCACTAAATGTATCATTTATTGTACACAAATACTGAGGAGATATTGTGTATGGCCTAACTGCAACCATATGCTTCATTTTTGTTTCTGAGAGAATGTTTTTTGCTATTTTTATAAAAGGGTTACTTTGATAAGAGTTATATGTGTGCAACACACCCTTGGCGCCTGCATCTTCAACTTCTTTTATTACATCAAAATCAGATGTAAACATATAGAAATTCACTTTAGTGATTGCCTTCCTCATTTGGCAATGTTTTTTTAAGTTCTTTATATGCACCAGATATTTTTTTCATTGAGTAGTAATGTGGATAGGCATCACCAACAAGACCATATTCGTCAAAGTATGCAATTTCTGGCTCTACATCAGTAATAAACTTATTTATCTTATCTTGAACATCTTCAATATATTGATATGCCCAATCACGAGAATCTGAAACAAATTTTAAAAAGTCTTCGTTTGCCTGCTCTTTATCTGTTTTATTTTCATCACTAATTGATTGCTGCATGATTAAAAGTTGAAGAGTGTTTGCAAGAATTGCACGATTCTTTTTGATTTGTGAAAGATAAAGTGATGCAAAAAGCAGTGTTAAAAATACAAACACACCGACAAGTATTGATTCAATCATAACTCTTTACCACCCTCTCTAACTAGCAAAACAATTGCACCATTATCCTCTAATGCTTTTTTTACACGGATCATGTACTCTATTGCTTCTCTCTTTTTTTCTACTGTGTCTAAAGCCATAAAATCTTTTTCTTTAGCCTTAACAGTTAAAAAATGATCATTATCTATTATCTGTAAAGAGAAATCTTTAGGACAGTGTACTGATCTAAAAGCCCTTTTCATTGCATCTGTATACATATTACTCCATCGTTAATGATTGCCAGGTTTTACCCCAGTCAGACTTGCTCTTATGGCTAGAAAATTCCTTAGATACTTCTCCATTTTCCAAGTACACTCCACCCCAAACTCCCCACTCCTTGCCAGATATACCAACAGAAAAGCACTCTTTCCTTACTGAACAAGAAGAGCATAGTGCATCGATTGCTGGCCTAAGCAGTTCGTCTTCTTCATATTTGTCAAAGAATAGGTTGGTATCGTAGTCTAAACATATTGCGTTGTCTTTCCATTTATGCTTGTTCATTTACTTCACGTACTTATCTGGAATTTCCCAACCCTGGCTAGAAGGAGCAAACTCTTTTTTCATTTGCCACTTGTTATTTTTATAGATGCCAAACTTTGAAAAGTATGCCTTCTCTGATGGAAAGGTCTCAACAACAGTCCAACCATCCCAAGATAGTTGCTTGTTGTTTTGTACTATAGATTCCATAGTCTCTAATGAATTGATTGTCTTCATTTTTCTTCCGTTCTGTTGTGTGCTTTGCACAGTTTAAAATGTATATACATTTGTGTTTATATTATTTAGTTTTGATGAGTGCACAATTTTTGAAACAGGCTCTTTTGGATTAGAAAGAAAAGCAAAATGATTAATGTCCTTTATGTTTTCTTCTAGCCATTCAGGTGTTACCTTAAAGAACTTTATTAATTTCCCTCTAGACTTCATTCCTCTTTCAGATAAGTTTGCAAACTCCATTGCCATCATATTAATATTATTTGGCCCTGCAGAATATATCAAAAACTCTTTGTCTGTTTCTGCTAACTCAGAAAGGGCGACAGCCATTGATCTTAGGAATATGTTGTAGTTGTTAAAACTACTTGTCCCCTGAACCCCTACTATCATCATTAATCCCTTCTCTTAGTTTGTCCATGATAAAAAGCATCTTATCTAATTGTACCTTATCCATATTCATTGTGTCAACTTGCTCTGCCGAATCCTTATCAATGAGTTCATCGACTAAAGGCGCTTTATAAAAAATATTATCCTTGATCCAATAAGCGCTATTGTCTAAGATAATAACCTTTATGTTAGATTTGTCGTGATGCTTCAGTGATTGAGTTTTTGCAACAAGCCTTCTTGAGCGCCTCTTTCCACTGTTGTATCTGTAAAGAAGCATTGACTGGCTTATAATTGGAGCCCTACCACCTGATTTTGATGCAATAATATAGGTA